AATGCATTTATTGCAAAATACCGCATGATTCCAGATGATTATGCAAAAAAACTTAAAAAAGATCGGGCAAATCGTCCAAAGTCTGTATAATAACTTCTCTTTTTTTGTAAGGTTTTCTTTTTACACCTATATCACTTCGTGGTTTAGTATTTGGTCCTTTATTTCGTGTTTGTTTATAATCTATATTCTTTTTATATTTCAATCCAACACGAGTGGTAGACCTTTTTTTCATTGCTTCTTCTGGTAATTTTTTACCTAAACAAGCAATGCGTGATTTTGCAGCATGTTCAGGGGATTGCGGTCCTAATTTTTTTCCTTTCATTTTTTTTGAAATTGCTGCACATTGCTCTGGTGTTGCGACCCATTTATTTCCACTTACGCCCTCGCCGCCATCGCTGCGATTTATTAATATTCCAGTATTATTATTTTTGCGACCATGCCAAGCAATCATACGACGCTCCAGTGCAAACGCACCTAATTCAGTAAGATTACTTTCTAATATGATTATTTTGGTTTTATCTTTTGGAACAGGGACATTTTTATGTTGATTCCATGCTCTACTCTTGTATCCTTTGCCAATATAATATGGTGTTCCTGCATCGGATGTGATAGAGTCTATACTACGAATGTATGCATATACATAATATCCACTTGGTGGATTTTGTTTGGTAAATACCATTGCTGTTGCCCTCCCAGGCGATAGAGTAGATGGGACTGCGAATCCGTGATCTACACTATTATTTATCATTTTTATATAGACAAATACCAATAATAGTAATATATTAATAACATGACCGTCAAAACCGTCCTAAATCCGTCTAATACAACATTTATAACAACGCCAATCGGTGCTGTTGGCGCAATTGGTTCATCTACAACATATACAATTTCTGGTGGCGGCGGTGGCGGTGGTAATGGCGGCACTGGATATCTATCAAATACTGGTTCTATGAATTGGTCTACTGTAAGCCCAACAGTATCAATAACTAGTAAAGAATTGCAATTTACACCACAAGATAAAGGTGATGCAATTATTAGAACCAATCACAACGAAATAAATCTTGATAAATTATATAAAACTGTTATGATGATTGCAGATAAGATGATGATTATCGCAGATGATCCATACTTTACCGAAAAGTATCCTACGCTAAAGGATGCATATGAACAATACCATACCCTATTAGAACTTTACAAGCAAGGAGAAGAAAGTGGCGACTAGAAATTTTAATGCAGAGGAACGCACGAAACTTAAACAATTGATGAGCGAAAGTATCTCGGTAATGACTGAGGTAGAAGTGCTTACTGGCGGACTTAACGATACTATTGCTGCAATTGCAGAAGAAATGCAAATTAAACCAAGTCTTCTAAAGAAAGCAATTAAGATGGCGCAGAAGCGTGACTTTGACAAGGCCCGTGAAGACCTTGATATCATTGAAAGCATTCTTAACAGCACTAACAATTTGGATAGCGAATAATAAATGGCATATGTAGATGCATTACTTGACCGAAAGAATGAAAAAGTATTCGTTGTAGAACGAGTAGATGGCAAGCGCATCTATAAAGATTATCCAATAAATTATGTATTTTACTATGAAGATGGCAACGGGAGTTTCAAAAGTATATACGACACTCCTGTTCGCCGTGTAAACTGTCGCAGCAGTCGTGAATTTCACAATGAATTAAAAGCGCATGCTGGCAAGCGATTGTTTGAATCTGATGTTAATCAGACATTTCGTTGTTTAGCAGAAAACTATCTAGGTAAGGACTCGCCACAACTACAAACAGCGTTTTTCGATATTGAGACGGACTTTGATAGCGTCCGTGGATATAGCACCCCAGATGATCCGTTTACTAAGATTACTGCTATCACATTATATCTTGATTGGCTAGACCAATTAATCACGCTGGCAATGCCGCCAAAAACAATGACAATAGATGAAGCAAATATAATTGCTGCTAAGTTTGATAACACTTTTATCTTTGAAAAAGAAAGTGATTTGCTTCTTACATTCTTAGAACTTATTGAAGATGCTGATGTGTTAAGTGGATGGAACAGCGAAGGGTTTGATATTCCTTATACTGTTAACCGTGTTGCGCGTGTACTAAGCAAAGACGATACTCGTCGATTCTGTTTGTGGAATCAATTTCCAAAAGAACGAGAATATGAAAAATACGGTAAGACTAGCCACACATATGATCTAGTAGGACGAGTGCATCTAGATTATATGTTGCTTTATCAGAAGTACACTTATGAAGAACGCCATTCTTACAGCCTTGATGCTATTGGCGAATATGAATTAAATGAGCGTAAGACCGCATATGAAGGGTCTCTTGACCAGTTATATAATCGCGACTACGAAACATTTATTCAATATTCTCGTCAAGATGTCGCGCTTCTCAATAAGTTAGATAAGAAACTTCGCTTCCTTGACCTTGCAAATGAAATTGCGCATGATAATACCGTGCTGCTGCAAACAACTATGGGCGCAGTTGCTGTAACAGATCAGGCAATTATCAATGAAGCGCATCGCCGTGGCATGGTAGTTCCCAATCGTCGTCCGCGCAGTGATGAAATCAATACACAAGTTGCTGGCGCTTATGTTGCATATCCTAAAAAAGGATTGCATGATTGGATTGGTGCAATTGACATTAACTCACTGTATCCATCTGTAATTCGTGCACTCAACATGGGTCCAGAAACAATTATTGGTCAACTGCGTCCTATTATGACAGAAGCGTATCTAAAATCTAAGACCGATGAAGGTAAATCACTTGCTGCTGCATGGGAAGGCTTGTTTTCTTCGCTGGAATATACTGCAGTTATGAACCGCGAGGTTGGCACAGAGATTACACTAGATTGGACAGACGGCAAGAGTGAAGTTTATAGTGCTGCTCAAATCTTTGACATGATATTTGACAACTATGCGCCGTGGGCGTTGAGTGCCAATGGAACTATCTTCAATCTTGAACATCAGGGTATTATTCCAAGTTTGTTAGAGCGTTGGTATAGCGAGCGCAAAGAATTGCAAGCTAAGAAGAAAGAAGCAAAAGACCCAAAAGAAGTTGCGTTTTGGGATAAGCGTCAGTTGGTTAAGAAGATTAACTTGAACTCACTATATGGAGCTATTCTTAATGCAGGGTGTCGCTTCTTTGACCAACGCATTGGGCAAAGCACCACGCTATGCGGACGCACGATTGCCAAGCACATGGATGCGACAGTTAATCAGTTGATTATGGGTTCATATGATCATGTAGGTGAAAGCATTATCTATGGTGATACTGATTCTGTTTACTTCTCTGCTTGGCCAGCAATCAAAAACGATGTTGAAAGCGGCATGATGGAATGGAACAAGGAAATCTGTGTGCAGTTATATGATTCTATTGGTGAACAGGTCAATCTAACTTTTCCAAAGTTTATGTACGAAGCATTTCATACTACGCCAGAACTTGGTTCTATCATCAAGGGTGGTCGTGAACTTGTAGCATCTCGTGGGTTGTTTATCACCAAGAAACGCTATGCTGTATTAATCTATGATTTGGAAGGGAACCGTCTTGATAAAGATGGCAAGACAGGAAAATTAAAAGCAATGGGGCTTGATCTTAAACGGTCGGATACTCCAAAGATTGTACAAGATTTCCTAAGTGATGTATTAAAGAAAGTGCTTGATGGCGCAGATAGAGATGAAATTATTAAACATGTTCGTGCTTTCAAGTACACATTTAAAAATCTTCCGAGTTGGGAGAAAGGCACACCAAAGCGTGTTAATAAGTTAACATACTATGGCGATTTAGAAAAACGCCAAGGCAGAGCAAACATGCCAGGCCATGTTCGTGCGGCGATTAACTGGAATAATCTACGCAAAATGCATGGTGATTCTCGCAGTCTTGAAGTTGTAGATGGCATGAAAACCGTTGTATGCAAACTCAAAGATAATCCACTTGGTTTAACTAGCATTGGTTATCCAACAGATGAGTCTCGTATACCTCAATGGTTTAAAGATTTGCCGTTTGACCAACAAGAAATGGAAGATACAATCGTAACACAAAAGGTAGACAATCTACTAGGTGTGCTAGATTGGGATATTAGTTCACATACAAACATCACAAACACTTTTACAAATTTGTTTGAGTTCTAATATGCACTTGTTAGAAAAACAAACTTATTATAATAATTTAAAAAAAGCCAGAGACCACCATCGCGAAGTTGGCGATCAATATACTGAGATTGCTAATTTATTAGATACAGTTTTAGAAAAAATGAATGTTAGCTTAGCATATGACAAGCAAGTGTTAGCTATCAACAACCAGACAATATGCGATAAACTTAAGCACCAAACACTAGAGACACGAAGATCATTTATTGAACTGAATAAATTCAATGACAGCGATTTAGAATTTCTATCAGGAGCGTTAGCTGGCGAAAGTTCATTTAATGCTCCGACTTTAGAATTGTTTCCAGGCTCTGGGCAGTTTTTAGAATTTGCGCTAGCTGCCGAACCGCTATATATTGCTGATAGGTTTATAGAAGTATGCGATAGCGCAGCAGAAAGTTTACAAAATAACTTTTATGTAGATCGTAGATTGCGGAAATATAAAGTAGATTATTTTAGCTTGCGCAGTCTTCCGCAAGGCGTGTTTAAATTAGTATATTGCTTTAATGAATTTTTCTTTGCGGATGAAAAATATATTTTAGCTTGGAGTAAATTAGTATATAATCTTTTAAGTGAAGGTGGAAAATTTGTATTTAATTTTCTACCAAATGACGAACCGTGGGCTATCGGACACAACCAACGATTTGAATTTTCAACTATTGATCAACAAATGATAATAAGTGAATTAGAAAAACAAGGTTGGGAACTAGAACAAGTATCAATTCGTCAAACTAAGGCAAGTTATATAAAAGTAAAAAAACCAGGCATACCCGACGATAAATTAAAAATAGCTGGTGGTATTGCAGAAATTATTGACTTGTAATAATAACAAGAGTATAATCTAGAAAAAGGTAAAAACAGATGAAAGATTTTCTTACAGATATCGTTTCCCACACGCAAGCATTAGGTATCATAGACACGGTAAAGATTACTGGCGATGATACTGCAACGGCTATTGATAGCGTCAGTGAACAACGCGAAGTAATTGTTAGAGCAAAGTTTAATACAGTTAATCCTAGTTTTAATGGCACATTTGGTATGCCAAATCTAGCTAAGCTTAGTACTATTCTTAATATTCCCGAATATAAAGAAAATGCAAACATCACTCTTGTGACACAAGAACGAAACGGAACAACAGTTCCTACTGGATTGCATTTTGAAAATGCCGCAGGTGATTTCAAAAACGATTATCGTTTTATGTCTACTGAAATGGTAAATGAGAAACTTAAAACGCCTAAGTTTAAAGGCGCTACTTGGAATATTACTTTTGAACCAACTGTAACAAATATTACCAGACTGAAGTTTCAATCTCAGGCTAACAGCGAAGAAAAGATGTTTACTGCCAAGACAGAAAACGGTGATCTTAAGTTCTATTTTGGCGACCATTCTACACACGCAGGTAACTTTGTATTCCAAAGCGCAGTAACTGGTAAGTTACTAAAAACTTGGAGTTGGCCAGTTGGGTTGTTCTTAAGCATCTTGAACCTGCAGGGCGACAAGATTGTTCAATTCAGCGATGATGGTGTAGCACAGATTATGGTTGATAGCGGTCTTATTAAATATGAATATCTGTTACCCGCAAAGGCATAACAATGAGCACGATTGAAGATATAGCAGAAAAGCATGATGACTTAACGGTATTTCTTTCTTGTGAATGCCATTCCCCTGAACATACTATTATTGTTCAAGTTTTTGATTGGGGCGATAATCTGCCCTATAAACCAGATTTTATTGTGAATGTTCAGGCTTCAAATTACCGTTCATTTTTCAGACGAGTTTGGGCTGCGCTTAAGTATGTTTTTGGCGCAGACTTGATTTGGAATGATGTAATTGTAGATAGGAAGGATATTCCTAAACTACAAGCAGCAATTGATCACTATAATAATTTACTTGACAAAGAAAAGAAATCAGACTAATATAAGAACTATGGTACTGGCAGTTCCATAATAATATTAACCTCTAGAAAAAAGAGAAACAAATGATTCGTAATTCAACTGTAAACCGTGTATTCAATGATTTGGATGCATATCGCAATTTCTGCCGTGAATATGGGTTCGCCTTTAATGAGGCAGACCTTTACCGTCGCAACACTCCGTATGGTCAATACGAAAAAGTACGGCGTGGTGAATATATTCGAAATAACTGGGAACTAGATGCTGCATTGATTGTAGAATCTAGCCACAATACTTCACATTAATTAATAGGTTCTGCCAGTGCCAAACCTAGATGTTTCAGTCTACAACAAAGACGAAAATAAAATAGCAAGATTTCCACTTGCAAAATTGAATAATACGCCTAGATATGGGCTATGGAATAAACGCAATATAGCGATGTCTCAATTAAAAGAAATTTTTAATCAGCATGGATTGCGTAACGGACAAGATTATGTATTTCTTCAACTTGATAATGGTACAGAATTACCTGTTATGTTCGCAGATGAAGAGAATGTAAGTTTTTTTATGTTGGCTTATGTATGTCAAAAAAACCCTTAATACTTGAATTTCCAAGCAAATCCCTTACTCAACGACCGATATCAAATGGTTATGCAATTGATCCAGGCGAGTATATAGAAGGCGGTGCACTTAATGCCAACTATCAAGATGTAGAAGCTGCTTGTATTATCTGCAACGCTATGGGCGAAGCAGGTTACAGATATAATATAGATTTTACATTTTTAACTTGCGGGGTGGGCAAAGTTCATATACACTTTCTTAATAAAGAAGCGGCAGCACACGCTGCTATGAGATTACCTATGCAGAAAGAAAAATACGATGATTAGTGAAGAAAGAATTTGGGGGCATTTTACAGTGCTATATGATACTGGAAATGTAAAAGTAAAAGAACTTGTTGTAAAGCCAAGTCATTGCTTAAGTTATCAAAAACATAGTAAACGCAGTGAGTTTTGGGTTGTGAAAAGTGGCGTAGCAAGAGTTGTAAAAAACTTCAATGGTGCCTTAGAAAATGATCGAACTGCAGTTTTACAGGTAGGTGAAACTGTTTCAATCCCAGTTGATACTTGGCACCAAATTATTAATATTGGCAAAGAACCACTCGTTATTATTGAAACGCAATATGGCGAAGCATGTGAAGAAGATGATATTGAAAGGAAATTCCAATGATGCGCTGGTTTGATAAATGGTTTCAAAAGCAAGCAAAGAAGGCTTGGGAAGCAGAACAAAAAGAACAACATAATTTGATATACATGGATGCAAGTCCCAAAACGATAGGAAGAGGCAGTGCAAATACAATTGATGCCAGTGGTATTAATATGAAACTTCATGTTGCTAATGGTGGATATATTGTAGAGTTTCATCGTTATGATGATCACAAAGATCGTCCATTTAATGAACTTCATGTCATCAATGATGGTGAAGATTTAGGGCAGCGTTTAAGTGAAGTCATCGTTCAGTACATTATAAGTAATAGGTAATGGACGAAGATTTTGAATACGATACAGGTCGTGTAATTCCTCGTGATAGTGCTGGTTGGCGTGAATTTGAATTTAACCGTGTCAAAAAAATAAAAGATTTTTTGACGATGGGAAATATTGATCCCGATGATGCATTTTTTAGGGTTCCGTGGCGTGATCAGGCAAAACTCCAACAGCAGCATCCAGCACTTGCAGAAGCTTGGGACCATTATATAGTTCTGCTATCAATGATATACGAGGAAGAAAATGGAACCAGACCTTGATATAACGGATGAAGAAGTAGAATATTTGATGTTAAAGTACATCCGTGATCAGACCTATGCTGGTCGTGCCGTAATTCCCGCAACGGAAATCTATGAATACTTGCAATGTGAAGCACCTGCCGATGCAGAGCAAATATACATGGTTTTGGTCCCAGATGCCCTAGAAATCATTAAAAAATACGAAGCTGAACACCCCTTACATTAAAAATAACCCTTGACAAGACCAATAAATATGTTATATTAGTTATAGTCAATTGGAGAACTACTATGCGCAAGACCCTAGCTATCTTACTTGCAACCGCAACATTAATTACCGCAACAGCGGCCAATGCCGATGACTGGCGTTACCATCATGGTCCTCGTCCTGGATATGGCGGTGGTGGTGGTGGCGATTGGGTTGCTCCCCTTGTTGGTGGTTTGATTGTTGGTGGTATTCTAGGCGGCATGGCACAGCAGAACCAACAGCAGTATTACCCACAGCCACAATATTACCCACAGACATTCTGTCGTTGGGTTCCTATGTATGATGCATGGGGTAATTTCGCAGGTCGCCAACGCCAATGCTGGCAACAATAAAGGTATAAAATGGGATTACTCGACAAGCTAATCGGCAAATTAATTAACAAAGACGCTAACGCCTCTTCTGTAACAACAGAAAGCGCACCACTAGCCTCTACTCAAACTAGCACAAAACCCAAGAAACCTCGTAAACCAAAAGTAAAAAAGGTTGAAGAGGCACCAGTTGAAGAAAAACCAGTAGATGCTCAACCAGAAGTAAAAGTTCTTAAGTTTGATTTTGATCCTGCAAACCCGCAGATTGGGTCTATGGAACTTGATTGGAACGCAGAATTTATTGAGATGTTGCGACAAGCTGGTTATCGTGGAGTTAATCCAGAAGCATTGGTAGATGCATGGCTCAATGACATTGCTCGTAATATACTAGCAACTTCACAGGCCAATGTACAAAATCTTGATGGAAGCCGTTATATCAGTCGCACTGATCTAGGTGACGGCAAAACAGAAGTAAGATAATACTTGACAATTAACCCCTAACATACTATATTAGGTCTTATGAAATATCTTCTCGTAGATACAGCTAATCTGTTCGCTCGTGCTCGTCATAGCAGTGCTCGTGGCGCTGATATGTGGCAGCGCATTGGTCTTGCGTTGCATGTGACATTCACAAGCATTTTGAAAGCACATCGTCAGCATAAGCCTGACCATATCATCTTTGCACTTGAGTCACGCAGTTGGCGCAAAGATCATACGGCTAGCTACAAGGCTAATCGTAAAGTAACTAAAGATAAAATGACTGTACGCGAAGCCGAAGAAGACAAAGAGTTTTGGCAGTGCTATGAAGAGTTGACCAATTGGTTAAATGATCGTACTAATGCAAGCGTTATTAAAGTAGAACAAGCCGAAGCAGATGATATCATTGCTCGTTGGATTGCACTGCATCCATCTGATAACCATGTTATTCTTAGCAATGACAGTGATTTTCATCAGTTGTTAGCAGAAAATGTTACTATGTACAATGGGTTAGCCAATCATCATATTACCTTAGAAGGCGTATTTGATGACAATAACAAGCCAGTTATTGATAAGCTAACCAAGAAACACAAGACTGTGGGCGACCCTAAGTGGATACTTTTTGAAAAGTGTATGCGGGGCGATCCTACAGATAATGTGATGTCAGCATGTCCAGGCGTTCGTGTCAAGGGTACAGCCAAGCGGGTTGGACTTACCGAAGCCTTTGCTGACCGCGACCGTAAGGGCTGGGCGTGGAACAATTTAATGCTACAGCGTTGGGTAGATCATGATGGCGTAGAACATCGCGTTCTTGACCGTTATGATGCCAACCGTGTGCTTATTGATCTCACTGCCCAGCCCATAGATATACGGGATAAAATTGATACTGCTTTAATGGCAGTTACTACAAGAGAAAATCGTCAGATTGGTACGCAGCTTATTAAATTCTGTGCAAAGTTTGAACTCAACAAGATAAGCGAAAATGTACAGCCTCTGGCAGATGCACTTAGTAAACCACTTATAAAGGAAACAATACATGCGTAATTTTTTCGTAAAATATTTTCCGTGGGCAGTTCTCGCGGTTTTTGGATATGAAATTTTTCATTATTGGAATATTGATCAAGATCGTGTTTTAATGGACATTGTTGCCGCTATTGGATGGGCATCATTTATTGAAGTTCGTAGTGAATATAATTCGCTATTTGACATGATTGAAGGAAAGATTAAAGATGACACTCAAGGCTAAGAATATTGTAGAAAATCGTTTTTGGATCATTGAAAACGAAAAAGGCGAGCGCATTGGGAACATTGCGCAAACTACTAGCGGCGTTCGATGCACCGTTAGTGATACCATGGAAGAATTTCCAACTCTACAAGAGATGATGGAAAGAAAAAATATTACTATCTCTAAACGAGCAAAAGATTTTAAAAACCCCATTAAGACCAATGAAGTATATGGTTATCCAACCAGTCATACTGCTCATAATCATATTTGGAATGTAAAGTTAAAACTTCCGCTATACACTAAGAATGATAAGAGTAGCAGTTTTTATTGTGCAGGTTATTATGTAATTAAATTTGATAATACTTGGACACTTGCGTATTCGCCTAAGTTGATTACTCTTCAACGATATGAATACTGCGGTCCATTTAAGACTAAGATTGAACAAACAGAACGATTTAGGAATTTAAACAATGAGACCGCCTAATCTTTTTTGGATAAGAAAATTTAATGAGCGTGGAAAATCACTTAGTGGAAATAATAAACATCTCATTGATGGCGAAGAACTTCGTAATGTAATAAATGAACTTACAGATTTACTTGCATACACGCTTGAATTAGAAAGCCAAATTGAAGATTTAAAAAAGAAAATTAATGATAACGAAGTTATTGAAATTGTCATGGAAGGAAAAAATTTTTAACTGCGCATATTATATTGATAAATATTAATGCGTAAAATCAACAATGTCAAGACCAAAACCTCAAATTATATTAGAAATAACGAATAAAACTACTTACAAGTCAGATCAGGTTTTGGCTAGCGAAGGTATTTGGGCTATCTTTTATGATAACAATCCAATTAACTTCAAAACCACTTCTATGTTAGCGCAGTATCCTGGTCCAAAGTATAAAAAAACAAGTTTTTCAAATCCTGGTCATGCGATCAATCTTTGTAAAAAACTTAACATACAATTTAAAACTACTAAATTTAGCGTAGTGTTGTTGAACAGTGGACCAACCGTTTACCCAACAAAATAAAAAATCTAAAACTGAATGGACACATGAGTTATATCATTTAGCCCATGGCGAAGATGCATTTATTCCAAACATAAATCAAAAAAATATCTATATTCTTTATTGGTACAATAACAATAAAAATTTTGGGTTTAGACTTAATAATACTGCGTTTGAACTAATGCGCAATTATGGCTATAAATTTTATGAACATCATATCGATAGACGCAAATATCAAATAAACGGCAAAGAAATTGTGCTGATGGATCGATACCACAATCACCCTTGGTTTTATCAAATGAGCAAGGGGGAATTATTTCTAATGGATAACGAACTAAGCGTAATGCTGACACTTTGTGACAATAATTTAGGACAAGCCATTCAAAATATGTCTTGACAGATATATAATCCATGCTATATTCAAAATATAAGCAATGGAGAAAGGCAATGCGCAGCGCAGAAGCAAGAGAATTAGCAAAACCGCTGTATCGTCAGCGAATAGTTCTTGCCAAAAAAGGCAAAGGCAGTTATAATCGCAAGAAGCAAAAGGAAACTAGCAATGACTGATACCGTTTCTCTCAAAGATGCCATGACCGCTGCCGTAGCTGCTCAACGGATCAATGGCAAGTATATCAAGCGTTATGATGCCAAAGAAGGTGAATTGGCAAATGGCGCACTTATGCGCGAAGTTCTTAATCCAGAAATGGTAAACTTTAACCATTTGCCACAAGATATTAATTTGGCCGATGAAATTATTCAATATCTTGACAGCAAAATGATTGAACTTGTTGCAGGAACTCTTCATGATTATTGGAAGAATTTGGTTCTACTGACCGAACAAAAAGAGATTAATGCCAAGGATTTCAAGACCTTAGCACTGGTTGCCAGCGTCCCAAACTCCTATAAAAACGCTGTTGATCGGGAAAATTCTCGCGATGAAATTCGCCAAATTTCTGAAAACAGCCGTCATATTGGACAGGTTGGAGACAACATCTCCGCAGAAATTACTATTAAATCAGCGGTTTATAGCGCCAATTACAATAAGTGGTACCATACCGCAATTACTGCCGATAATTGCCTTGTTTGCTTCCCTCTCAGCGAACAACTGGCGCGTGGAACTGTCATTAATTTGACAGCCCGTGTTCACAAGCATGACGACAATAATCAGACCCGTTTGCACTATGTACGGATCAAAAAAGATGCTTGACAACCTTTAAATCCGTGTTATATTCATAATATAAGCAATGGAAAGGGATACTCCATGGACCACATCGAAGCCATCCGCATGGACCTAACCGCCCTAGAAACCACCTATGGACTTTATATGGACACTGGTCGGTATGACGAGGCCAACATGATCTGCAAGGCACTTGATAACAAGTGGAACATGCTGGTTGCGGCAATCCGTGCAGAAGACCCACATACCACGGAAGCCGATATCCGCTGCTTTGAAAATAACCCTTGACAACTCCTAAATCCATGTTATATTAAGTTATAGTCAATTGATGGAGAGCACGGATGCGCAATTCTTGGTCATTTTCTCAGTATGTGGAAGAAATCATCACCCTTAGCGAAATCGCTGAAATTCCTGGCATTGAGGAATCTCGTGCTGCTCTTATCACGGAAATGTGGGCTAAATTTCCTAACGAATGTGTGGCAATTGGTCTCACAGACGGGGTTAAAAAATAACCCTTGACAGCCTTTAAATCTGTGTTATATTAGTAATATAAGCAATGGAGAGATACACATGACGCAATCTGAACAAATCTGCTACGGCATGTCCAGAGTCGATATCCGTGACCAATATATCAACAGCCTCTCTGCCAAAGTGATTGGCATGGAAATGGTTGTCATGAGTATCCTTTCCGATTGTCAGGAAATGATGGATAGAAAAAATTCATCAATTCCGTCCCCAAATGTAGATGAATTTATCCGTCAGCAGTTAAATATCGCCAAATTTCTTATAAAAGAAATGATGTTAAATAAACCAAAAAGTGCTTGACAATCCCTAATTCTGTGTTATTGTTATAATATAAACAGCAACGGAGATTTCCCATGGATATGCAATCTGGTCTCGCCGCTATCATTGAAAAGTCCAAAGCCGATTATCTTGCTTGGAATGGCAATCGTACTAGTGATCCAATCGTCGCCAAGATGATTGAAGAATATAATGCCTCCCTCCGCATTGAAGAAGGCAGCAAGTATTTCAAGATCGTTCAGCGTAATTCGGTGCATTCCTTTGTGGTTAAGAAGGATGGTGGCAAGTTCCGTGCTGGCGATATTTTGAAACCTGCCTCTTGGAAGGCTCCTGCTATGAACTTTGCTCGTGGCAATGTTCTTGAAGGTAAACTTGATTGTATCCGTTGGACGGGTGCACTGTAAAAAAAGTCCTTGACAGAACAAAATAATATGCTATATTAAATTATAGTCAACTGATGGAGAAACAAAATGGCTAAGAACACTGACACTGCACTTTCCGAAGTGCGCACGGTTACCCTCGCTGCTGCAAAGCGTGAGGTCATGGTTTGCGCTCGTCGCAAGCGTCCTGTATTCCTTTGGGGTGCGCCTGGTATCGGTAAGTCCGAACTCGTTGCAGACCTTTGCGAAAGCATGGGTGGTAAGTTGTATGACTTGCGTCTTGCACTCATGGACCCTTCTGACTTGAAGGGCGTTCTATACTACAATCCTACTGTCGGCAATGCTATGTGGAATGCTCCGCCTGATCTGCCATCTGCAGAAGAAGCTGCCAAGTATCCTGTGGTATTCCTATTCCTTGACGAAATGAACAGTGCTGCACCTGCAACACAGGCTGCTGCTTACCAGTTGGTTCTTAATCGTCGTGTTGGTACTTATGAACTTCCTGACAATGTTGTTATCGTTGCTGCTGGCAACCGCGATACTGATCGTGGTGTAGTCTATCGTATGCCATCGCCACTTGCTAACCGTTTTGTTCACTTGAACTTGCGTGTTGACTTTGAGTCGTGGAATGATTGGGCTATCAACCATGCCATCAACCCTGATGTGGTTGCATATGTCACCTGTAATAAGAATGACTTGTTCAACTTCGATCCTCGCTCGTCAGGTGCATCGTTTGCTACGCCTCGCTCGTGGTCGTTTGTCAGCGAACTTCTGCAAGAAGACCTTAACGATACCGAACTCAATGACCTTGTGAGCGGTACGGTTGGTGAAGGTGTTGCACTCAAGTTTGCTGCCCACCGTAAGGTTGCAAGCCAGATGCCTAATCCTAGTGACATTCTGAACGGTAAAGTCAAGGAACTTCGTACTAAGGAAATCGGTGCCAAGTACTCGTTGACTGTTTCTATCTGCTACGAACTCAAAGACTCGTTTGTCAATCGCGGTGGAGACAAGATGAAGGAAAGCGATTACACTGCATGGCACGGTGAACTGGATAATGTGTTCCGTTTCTTCCTCGATCATATGGACACAGAACTGCAGGTAATGATGCTTGCTACCATCTTGCGCAATTACAAGTTGCCAATCAAGACTAGCAAGATGAACAACTACAAGGAATACCATGCAAAGAACGGTGATTATATTCTCGCCGCCGTGCGTGACTAATTCTCGCCCCATCGTTCTCCATCAGTGAGGGCGAGTTATAGGGGAGCAGTCCGTGAAACTGCTCCCCTATTTTTTTCTCTTGACAAACATCTATATTGTGCTATTATAAGTTATAAACATTGGAGAACATGATTATGGCTAAAAAGAACCAACCAGGCGCGGGCAAACTCAGTGATACCATCGACCAAAATAAAGACCATGACGCTCGTCAGGCAATCCTTAAAGCTCGTATTGCTCTTGTGCTCAAGCAACCCTTCTTTGGCAATCTTGCCATGCGGCTCAAACTGGTCAATGCTGATAGTTGGCTGACCACTGCTGCTACTGATGGTCGTCACTTCTACTATAACAGTGACTTTATCCTCAAGTTGCCTACCAACCAAATGATGTTCTTGTTCTGTCATGAGTTGCTTCATTGCGCTTATGACCATATGAACCGTGGTATTGGCAAACAGAAAGACATTGCTAACATTGCAATGGACTATGTAGTCAATGCTGATTGCATCAAGTATAACCTTGGTCAAAAAATTACGGTCGTGCCTGTCCTGTATGATCGCAAGTATGATGACTGGAATTTTGAACAAGTTTATGATGACTTGATTAAGAACGCACAGAAAATCAATATCGAAGATTTGCTTGACCAATTGCTCGATGACCACCTAGAAGGTAACAGCGGCAAGGGCGAAGGCGATAACGAAGATGACAAAGATGGTAAGGGCAACGGTCGTCCTAATCCAATGACACCAGAAGAGCGTCAGGCTATCAAGGACGAGTTCAAAGAAGCTATGCTTGCCGCTGCACAATCCGCAGGTGCTGGCAACACGCCTGGCAATATCAAGCGTATGATCAATGAACTCACGCAACCTAAGATCAACTGGCGTGAACTTATCACACAACAAATCCAGTCTACTATCAAGAACGATTACACTTGGACTATTCCTAACAAGAAAATGTTCTCACAGGGTTTTGTTCTGCCTAACATGCGCAAGGATCAAGCTATTGATGTTTGCATCGCAATTGATACCAGTGGTTCTATTGGCAATGACCAGTTGAATGATTTCTTTAGCGAAATCAATGGCATCATGCAGTCATATGATGACTACAAGGTTAAGATTTGGTGTTTTGATACGCAAATTCATAACCCGGTAGATTATACCACTGCTGATGGCGATGACCTCATCAACTATGAAGCTGCAGGTTTTGGTGGTACTGACTTTGATGTAAACTGGAAGTGGATGAAGAACGAAGATGTAAATCCAAAACTCTTTATTGTGTTTACCGATGGCGAACCATACGGTTCATGGGGTGACGAGAACTATTGCGATACAGTATGGATCATCCATAACAAGTATAACAAGACCATTGAACCACCATTTGGTATCCACGCTTACTACGAAGATTGATATAAAATGGTGCCGAAAAAAAATCGGCACCATTTTTTTATAGGTAAATAATAGATATCACGGAGAATAAAAATGAGTTATGAAATTACTAATGAACTTGCACCAACACAAGATACAAACTTGAGTATTGCAGATATTGGTTTTCTAGTACAGATTATTGAAGTTTGTTCTCAGCGCGGAGCATTTCGTGCCGAAGAACTAGCCACAGTAGGCGCAGTTTATACTAAGGTAAAGGCATTTGTCGTTGCCAATACACCAGCAACACCTGTTGCTGATCAACCAACAGAGGAAGTAAATCAATGAGTTTTTTTAAGCATGTTGGCAAAGTCAACAGCAAGAAGGTAATTATCGTACAGCGCCAATTGCCAATGCCAGAAGATCACATGGCAGTTGTTATCTATAGTGACATTATGCCAAGCAAGTATCATGATGATGTTATGCAAATTCTTGAAAGTGAAGCTGGGCAATCTGCATTTGAGTTTAGAGATGTTCTACAACGCCGCATGATGGCCGATGGTCAAAATATGCTTGAAGCATTAAGCAGCGAAGGTTATCTAAAGCGTGTTACAGCTAACAGCGTTATGGTCACTCCAAATGCCAAGAGCAGCATGCGCCTTGATGAGCTTAGCAAGTTGTTAAACCAAGTTGGGCGCGGCGACAGTGCAGTAAAGCAACTAGAACGCATGGAAAATCAACAAGGCATGGCTGATCCCATGAAGACAGAGGCAACCGATGCGTTTGTTTCAGAAGGCGTAAATCTTACTGATATGGGCATTGAAAAGGCGGTTGCCCCAGTTTCTGCTCCTGCTGCAGCACCAGATATGACTGCGGTAATGATGCAGATGATGCAAACCATGCAAGCTATGCAGCAACAGTTAAACGAAATTAAGAACCCTAGTCCAGTTAAAACAACAGCAAAGGCACCTGCTGTAAAGAAAACCACGAAGACCAAGGCCAGTGCCTGAGTCATATTTTAGTGAAGACTTTTATGATCGCTGGGAACATCTGATATCTACTGTCGAAATTTCAGAAGTTCCCATGCGATTTATACGAGAAGTATCAATCGAATTTGATAATAATGAAACAACCGTGTTTGATATTCAACATATGATTAATCATGGATATGATGTAAAATTAATTGAAGAAACGGTTGAAGATTTTCTTTCAGAACATGACGATATAATAAGTCAAGTAGATTTTCATATAAACATACCAGCATTGGCAGAAGAAGTTGATGCAAAAACTAATAGATTGTTAGGTGATGATTAAGGCAATCTTTGCAGTAGATAAAAACGGCGGTATAGGACAAGGCGGAAGCCTTCCTTGGCCCTATGACAAGCAAGATATGCAATGGTTTTCTACCAATACCCGCAATCATATTGTAGTAATGGGTAGCAACACATGGCTAGACCCAAAGATGCCAAAACCTCTACCAGATCGTTATTGCTGTGTTGTGACTAATCAACCAGTTGATAGTTTTCGTGATGCGCATACTATCATTCATGGCAATTATATTGAGCAAAGTTTAGCCGTATTAAAAGCAAATTATCCTGATAAAGATATATGGATTATAGGTGGTGCAAAACTTATTGATAGCACCAAACATTTATTTCGACAAATATATATGACTAAATTTGATGATAATTATAATTGTGATGTAAGCGTAGATGTGGTAGACTTATTACAGAATTTCCAAATGGATTGGGAAACCTACGGCAAAGATAAAGTATTTCAGGTGTGGAAGCATGTCAAAGTATAATAGATTCTTTGCATTTGGTTGCAGCTTTACAAAATATAAATGGCCGACATGGGCGGATATTTTAGGAAAATCATTTCAAGAACATTACAACTTTGGTGAAGACGGCGCTGGTAATTTTTATATTTTTTTGCATATAATGAAAGCTATCAATGATTATCAAATTAATAATGATGATTTAGTAATAGTTGAATGGTCTGGATTAACACGAGAAGATAGATTTATCAAGGGCAAATGGAATTTAAGTGGAAATGTATATGGTTATCACAATAACGCGCTAGGAAAAAATTTTGTAGAAAATATTTTTGATCCAGAACATTGTTTAATTAGAGATTATACTTTAATAGCAGCCGCCTATGAATTATTAGAAAAAACAAAATGTAAATTTTTGTTTACATCAATGATGAGCTTAGAAGAGTTTGAAAAACCTTGGACTTCTAAATTGGTTAAAATTAAACAATTAGAAGGAAATAACTGGACAAAATCATTTAATAAATATTTGAAACATTTTCTACCATCATTTAAAGAAGTTATTTTTAATAATGACTGGACATCTAAGCCGAGACCTCACCATGATTTTCATCCAACTCCATTACAACATTTAGAATTTGTAAAAAAAATATTGATTCCACATATAGACGATGATATAGTGTTAGACGAAAAATACATAAAAGAAATAACCGTAATAGAAAATAATATTTGGAGTCTAGATGCAAAATTATAATGAATTATGTAAGAAAATTATTTTAACTGGACCCCAAAGCATCGATAGAACTGGCGTTGGAACTGTTAGTTTATTTGGCGAACAGTTGCGGTTTAATCTGCAAGAAGGGTTTCCAGCAGTTACAACAAAAAAACTTGCGTGGAAAAGTGTAGTTAGTGAATTACTTTGGTTTATTGAAGGCAGTGGCGATGAGCGACGATTGGCAGAGATATTATATGGCACAAGAGATGAATCAAAGAAAACTATCTGGACTGCAAACGCTAACGCAAGCTATTGGCTTCCAAAGTCTCGTTATCCTGGGGATTTGGGTCGTGTATATGGTGTACAATGGCGTCATTGGCGCTATGTAGATCACAATACTCCGCCATTTAAAAGTGGCGCACTAGTTCGCAATTATGATGAAGTAGACCAATTAAAAGATTTAATCGATGGTTTGATTGCAGACCCCGCAGGTCGCCGCCACATTATCACGGCATGGAATCCTGGTGAACTAAAAGAAATGGCGCTGCCGCCTTGCCACATGTTTGCACAATTTTATATTCGTAACAATATTTTAAGTTGCCAAATGTACCAACGCAGTGCAGATTTATTTTTAGGTGTGCCATTCAACATAGCAAGTTACGCACTGCTTACCCACTTAGTTGCCAAAACAATTGGTGCACAAGTAGGTGAACTTATTTTGACATTTGGTGATGTTCATATCTATAATAATCATGTTGAACAGGTTATGGAACAGTTGAGTCGTAAACCGTATCCTCTTCCATTTCTTGATTTAAGTGATGTAAAAGATATCTGGTCAGCACAGATGGAAGACATTCGACTAATGAATTATAGTCATCATCCAGCAATCACAGCAGAAATGGCGGTTTAATATGCATGTACTAGTTACAGGTGGATTTGGTTTTATCGGCCATCATGTTGTAAGGCGGTTAAAAGATGCTGGACATGCAGTTACTATCATTGATGATATTCGATTTATCAAGCAAGATTTGTATCTTGCTCGCGGTCGTTATATGGACTTTGCATATGATGATTGGATCAATGCAGACTGTGCGAGCACTGTAATTCAAGATGTAGATGTCATCGTTCATTTAGCATGCCATCCTAATCAAGCATCGTTCGCAAGGGATGGCGTGGCAGCGTGGAAGAACGCTGTACAAAGCACCCTACATATGTTGACTGCTTATCCTAATGCAAAGATGGTTTATATAAGCAGCAGCATGGTATATGGCAACTGGATTGGCACGGTTCAGGAAACTGATCCACTGCGCCCAGTCAATGCCTATGGCAAGGCAAAGTTGGCATGTGAACGATTGGTACAAGACATTGCCAATGATTGGGTAATCATTCGTCCTACCGCTGTATACGGCAAGAGAGATGATGGCAATCGTGTTATCACCAAATGGTTAAAGGCTGCTGCAGAACATGAACCTATTCATGTTGATGATCCTATGGCAAAGCTTGATTTTACCCATGTAGAAGACCTATCACAAGCTATTTGCAATGCTGCTGTTACCCCTGTCAATAAAGTTATTGCCAATGTCAGCTTTGGTGAAGGGCGATCCCTGTTAGAAGCAGCAAATGTTATTAAAGATTGGACTTGGACCAAGAGTGAAATCATATGCGGTCGTGACTTAGCAGATGACATGCCTCGTCGTGGTGCAATGGATATCCGTAAAGCAGTGCAGTATCTTGGATATACGCCAAAAATTAATTTGGAAAACGGCATCCAAAAACTTATTAAATGATTAATTATTATAATCTAACAGAGCAATATGAAGATTGCAGACTTGCCATACTTGGCGGGATGGATAATGTTTATCGCAGCGGTCAATTCTATAGCGGCGAGGCACATGATCTTTTAGAAAAGTATATTAAAACGCATTATAATGACGCAGAAGTAGTACTTACTAATAGCGGCACCAGTGCGTTACAAGCCGCTCTGATGGCCTTGTACATCAAACCTGGCACTCGTGTGCTGCTTCCAGCACTGACATATGCTGCTACTGCACAAGCTGTAATAGCGGTTGGCGGTATACCTACATTTGTTGATATTGATAGCAGTTGGCTAGTAGATATTGATTTGCTAGATGATGCGTATAAAAAATATGGCGACCAGATAAGTGCGCTTGTCACAGTTGACTTGTATGGACAAGGCGTTGAACTGGATAAGGTTCGTCGTTGGTGCAACAAGCATGATGTTAAATGGATTATCGATGCTGCACATAGTTTTGGGATATGCTCAGATCAATATGACCAAACTATTGCTGATGCAATTTGCCTAAGTTTTAATCCTCTTAAAAATTTTGGTGGAAGTGGTGGCGGTGCGCTTATCAGCAAATCTATACATTCAACAATTATGCAAGCAGTGTGCACCGTTGGAAAAACAACTACTGGTTCAAACGGAAATATAGAATTACATGGGCTTAACTTTCGTATGCTATCCACACAAGCTGCTACTTTAGTTTATAAAATTTATTATTACGCAGAAATGATTCCAAAAAAGATGGCAATATGCCAATTGTATTATAACCATTTTAGAAATTATCCAGACAAAGTAGATTTACCTATTCGCAAACCATGGGGAACATGGAATTATTATTCGTTTTCTATTGCGCCGCAACGACAAGAAAATGTCAAATCAGCGTTAAAAGAAGCCAACATTCAGTATAGCAGTCACTATGCCAAGGCGCTTAACCGTGAAGATTTTGTAAAGTCTTATGGATACCAACCATGTCCAACTGCTGAAAACATTACTAATAACCAGCGCGTTATAAGTTTGCCAAGTCACTGGCATCTTTCTGATGCTGATGTTAATGTTATTATTAAAACTGTTATGGATTCACTGTAAGACGCAAGTAGTGCTCATACAGCCAATCCCATTCGCTTGTCAACATTAATGCTTCTTCGTTATCGCCACATGCAGCATAATATTCTTCGGCGTGTCTAACTGCATACTTTTGCCACATAGAATCTTTGCCTTTAGCAATATTACGCCAAGACCACAGTCGATATTCATTCTCAATACTTGGATTATTTTTACTAAAATGAAGTATTTTAACAACTTCACGAAATGCTGTACGCCAAGTTAACCAAGGATCATCTTCTAAATTAGTTTCGCTTATGGTTATTGGCACGGTCGTGTGGCGTTGAGCTAGTGTCATGTCAAGACCGCCTGTGTTCTTATGCAGTAACTTAGAATGATATGCGATAGGTGCCATATGTCCATATATCAAACCTGTATTAAGATTATGATTATGAAAAATATAATGTTTAGGTTCTTGCCAAAAATCTGGTTGCCAATTTAAATCTTTGAAATTTTCTTTCATATTGCATTTAGCAAAAACTGCAATAAACCAAATAGTATCGCTTCTTATAGCAGCAGTTTTATATGCTTTCAATCTGCCGTTAACGCCACTTAATATTTTTGCTCTTGGGCATAGCGTTTTTAATTTTATCCAGTTTTCTTCTGCACAACTTTCATCGTTGTGAATAAAAATTACATCCACAGGAATATCAAAACCATATTCTGGATAGCGCAGCAGATGCGGGTATTCATATATTTCTTTTTCAACAATACAATCACGAGGAACAAGGCAGCTACTATTGCTGCGATTTAAACTAACTACTGGTCGTTTTTCCCATAAACAAACATCTGGATAATCTATTACTCCAGTAAAAGAATATAATGTGTATATTGATTTGTTTCTAGGCGAGTTATTTAAATCCCATGCTAGACAATTTTCACTGACATTATACACGGGCCATCTTTTTCTTTTTACAGGATCATGGGTAAAGTTGTAAGAAGGATTCCATTCGCCAAGATAAGTTGGAACATGAATTAAAAATGTGTCGCCTTTTTCACATGTGCCGCTTGGCCAGCAATGTATTTGATGCTCTTCGCCTTCTTCTGGCAACCAAGTAAAATTAAATTCATCATAGTCGCATACATCACTGACTACCCATAGCCAAGGTTTAGTTGCTCGTTTTAAAGCTAACTTCAACGCTTCTTCCATCGTTGTGATTAATCGAACTTTATAATCATGGTTTGGTAACGGATGGGTGTTAGTATCGATACAACAAATATCATAGTACAGTCCATCATAAGTTAGGTTAGCGGCATGATATTTTATATTTGTGCTACTTCTGCTAAGCGTAGTATAGCTCAATCGTTCTTTGCCAAGCATGGTAAATTCATGGTTGTATCCCCAATCCCATACGCTTGGAAACCAGTTAAAATTAAAAGTAGAATAGTCTATTAGTGGGTCTTTTTTCCACTGCCATAGTTTGCCATTGGGTTGATATAAGATAGGCAATAAACCGCTATGGAATACTTTTTCAGTATTGTCAAACTCTTGATTGATTGGCACAAGCCATGTAGTCAGACAGTCTGAATTATCATGACTTGCCCATGCATGCATAAAATGCTGTTGATGTCGATTTGGAAGATAGCGCCAATTAAAAGAAGAATAATCTACTGCACGATGACAGAGCCATACATATTCAGTTCTGCTGTTTTTCTTGGCTTCTTCAATTAGCTGTTTAATATCGGTACAATCATCATAATCGTACCAATGTTTATCAAACATATCGTTTATAACCTGGCATTAGATAGTTAATTTGTCGTTGCTCGGCATCATCGTCCGCCCAACTATAATCATACACTGCCTTAATACCATCTACCTCAATACTATAGATATCTAACATAGAACTCATCATTTCCCATATTTTAAAAATGTCATGAGTTCCAAAACTACGCTCTAGATCAACATGTCCAAGTTCTAAGTGCCCAAGGCTTAACATAATATCATTTGAATCAAATCCTTGGCGATCTAACCATATATAATATTCATCAACTTCTTTTGTATGCCAAGAATGTATCCCATAGATAACATCTCTGCCCCATTCTATGTCAAACTCTCCACTATAGTATTGCAAATGTGTGATGGCATCACAAGTTGCTTTATCTAAATCAGGTGCATCCTCATCATGAAATACCTCAAATAAAGTTTTACCAATTTGTGTCCAATGCATATAAACATGTGCAAATCGACGATCATATCCATTTTCAATAAAACCCTTGCGATGTTCTGGTGTTAGATTATATCGCATGGCATTTAAAAAAGTTGTTATCTGTGATGGGCGAACCCAATCTGGTGCGTACACTTCTTTACGCAAACTTAAACACAGTGTTTCAATCTCATGACACAAATTATTAATTTGTCTAATACTATATTTTACTTCTGGCGTTGCTAACTTATAATATGGACTAAGATTTTCCACAGTTCCCTGTAGGTGCTCAAAATAATTATGAACAACATTCATGACAGCATGGTTTGGTCCACCGCCTCGTTTGCCATCTTCATCTATACCAGTAAAAGGCAACATAATATCCGCAGCAGTATAATTGGTACGAATATCAAAAGATGCTAATCCTTGAGATTGCCAAACGCCCAATTCACTAAATGCCCAGATTCTAGTAGTATGTTTAGATAATTCGCTGGCAAGATAATCTAAATTTCTTTGAGTTTTAGGCCATCCATGCCAACAATAATTTTTTTCAACAGGACTGTTCTTTGTTAACTCTTTTTTCAACGCATCAACCCAATCTCTTGCTAATTGACTTAAATTAGGTTTAATATAATAAGATAATTTATCATCCTTGTTTAAAGGATTTCTTAATGTTACAATTACTTCACTCATGATATACTCCGCCACCATGCCAACACACTTGGGCTAGCATTTAAAATATCTTCTATTGTTATTTTAGCATCTTTTCGTATAGATTCCAATTTTAAAATATGTTTTTTTCCTTGAATTGCTTCTCGCTTGTAGGTATCAGGAAACTGCTCTTCAAAAGTAGGTCGAGTTTTGAGATGTTCTAAGGTGTCCCATAAACTTTGTGTACGATGTGTAATGAGTGGCTTAATCCGTTCTTGTATATCCATTAATAGCGGTGCTAGCACCGTTCTAGGCAGTGCCAGTGGACTTAAGAGAATATCAGGAGAAAAAGCAAATACTACTTTGCTCAATAATGAAACATTAAGATCATCAACGAGACCAATAATATTGGCAAGGTCAAATAAACCAGGTAAAGTAAGAGTAAAGTCAACACGCATTTGGCGAGGGTTTCGCTGATGCTGTATCCCCTGTCGAAAATCAACGAGCCAATCATTATAATTAAGACCAGTTCTAATATACTCACCTATCGCTCCTGTTCCATCTAAACTTGCACATATTTCCCAATGTGGAAAATTGTCTAATAATTCCCATAGCGTACTTTTGTTATCTTTACAATAACTAAGATTTGTATTATATCTTACACGAACTTGGTCTGCATAGTCAAGTTCTATTATTCGACGCATGAATGTCCAGTGCTCATCATACAGCAGTGGCTCGCCGCCTACCCAATAGATTTCACGCACGGTTTTGTTTTCAATAGCCGCACGAAACTCTGGTATGACTATATCACGAGTAAAATCACGAATAGCATGGCGGTTCTTTGGCTGCATCCAATGGTTCTTTGGATTTGTTAGATCAATCATATCGTTTTTACGAACTTCAACTTCCCATGCCGAACTTAGCATATCGCCACACATACGACACTTGAAGTTGCATACATTGTTATAACGATAGTCCCATGATATAGGCTCTAAGGTTGTGTAGCCATTAGCATCCGTATTAGCCACTGCAGCATCTCGTAGATGACCAAAAAGATGTCCAAAGTAATCACGATATACAGAAGTGTTAAGTAACTTTTTATCGCAGACCTCACATGCTGATGGAACTTCACCAGCCAACCATTGCTTTCTAATCGTTCTAATATGTTCGCCATTCCACCAATCCTTTAATGTGAGCGGCGTAAACTGTCCATCACCACCAGCCGTATCAATATACTGTTTGAAGTTCTGCGCAGGTTCTCGTGACGCACAGCACAGTCGCCGTTCACCTTGTGGTGAAATATAGGTGTGCGTAAATGGCGCTAAGCAAAAATCATTCATATCCTATTGCCGCCGCTATTTCTGGATGATAATCACTAAATTTTTGTTTGCGTTGAGCATCGCTATTTTTTAATGTTTGAACAAGTTTAGTACAATCACTGCCTTCGCCTTGATTCATAAAAAGTAATAGATTAGTAACTTCACTTGAATATGGACCGACATATGCTTTAAATTTACTATTAATAAGTTCTTTTGCAGTATCATTTAATCTGCTAATACTAAAATGCCAAGCATCATGCAGAACATTAAAATATACATAGTCAAATTTTTGTTGGGCAATCCATTCACACATTTCATCAATATAATAAAAGTTCTGCACATTAGAAGTCATGCATAATTGTAATTTAATATTTTTATTGTCATCACGAAGATCATACAAGCGTTGAAGATTATCCATTGCCTTGTCCCAATTTGCGCCATATCGTTGATATTCAAATCGAGGACCAATATCATCTACACTAACTGCTATCTCAACCATCTTAAAATGAGGCCAAATTTCTAATCCACGCTTTGGAAATGTGGTAAGATTAGTATTATAATGAATTTCAATATCCTTGGCATACCCCATTTCAACTGCAATTTCTAAAAGAGTAAAATGCTCGTCAATTAAAAAAGGTTCTCCGCCAGTAAATTCAAAGTATCGCGAAGTTGCAAGTAATTGTGTTAAATCTTCCCAAAATCTTTTTGCTTCGCGAGGCCAACGACCTTTTTCAAGATTATCTTTAGCAGTTTGATTGCCATTGTAGATATCAATTTCTTCTTGTGCCCATTTTGAACTACTAAAGCTACCGCATATACGGCACTTAAGATTGCAAATGTTTCCAAGTTTTAAATCAAGAAAGATAAGACTTCCGTCTGTATTCTGCGTAAACTCTGAATTACCTAATAGTTGCCGCAACCTAGCATGACTATGCATTCTTTTACTAGTTCTGCCGCTTGCTTCTTCTGCCCAACAACGATTGCAGTTTGCAGGTTTTTCGTTATTTAAAAAACTTTGACGAAGATTATTCATATAAGAACTATTAAAGGCTTCGGTCAAAGTATTTGTTTTAAGATCAATATCTGGTATTGTTTCATAACTTAAACAGCATACTTTGCATTTACCCATCGGGTCTGCTTCAATAGAAACAAATGGCAACACACAGAAATTATCCATTTAAATACCTTAATTCTGGCACAATGTCTAACAATTTTTCTCCACGGATAGTATCTAATTTATTTGTTCTATCCCAAAATTTCGGTATAAGATGTGATTTATCATCTGCCATCATAAAGTTAACTGCACTTTCAAAGCCAGTCACGGCTCTTTTTAAATTATCAAGTGGTTTAAGCCATTCAATATGTTCTAAGTACATTTCTTGGATGTCTACTTTGCATTGAAATGGCAATATATCAATCCTAAAAAAAGGTGCGTCTTGCAAAATATTAACATTTAAATCTTGTGGTTTTATGAAACCTTTCTGTACCCAGTCACGATGAAAACTTGGTAGTTGCCAAACATTCATTACACTCAGGGTAGGACTAATATAAAAATCAACCTGTGGACATATTCGCAACATTTCTTCACGATTGCGCTCAGTTTGTGCCCAATCAGTGCCTTTACGCATTAATTCTGCCAGCGGACCCATTGCATCAAGGCTGGCACCTACACAAACATTAGAAAATTCATTCCACAACTCTAAAACATTTTGTTTTTTGTAGCGAAGTTCACTGAAATTAGTATTGTAAATAAGTCTAACCTTATTCATTCCTTTTTTTAATAATGCATTGAGAATTTTATAATGTTCTTCCATTATAAGTGGTTCTCCGCCAGCAAAATAAATGTGTTCAACATAATCTAAATGTGGCTCTAATTGTTCCCATATATCTAATTGAGTTCTTCCAGCGTATTCTATTCTTTTACTATTTTTTTTAAAATAATCAACACTTTTTTCAGTCTCTAGCAATTTAACTTGGTCATCATACCAATTGCTACTAAAAATATGACCACAGCTACGGCATCGAAAATTACATAAATTTGAAAAACGAATATCCCAGTACGATAAAGTTAAATCTTCAAGATGTCCATCTTCTAGTGTTTTATCAACGCGCTTAATATTATGACCAAATCTTTTGTTACTACTATTGCGCATGCTGAAAAAACCAGCATCTTCTTGCTCATAACACCTCACGCACGAACCACATTTAGTTTCAGTGACCATGTTAGTTCTAGTTTTTTTCATGGAATCGTTATTCCAAACTTCTTTTATTGTAGATTCGCGCAAATTACCAACTGGATAATTCATTTCAGAATTGCAACACACATATGCTTGCCCCGTAGGAAATGCATGAAGATGTGTCCAAGGCAACATACAAAAAGTTTTACTTTCCATAAGTAAAAATTTTTGTCTTTCGGTTAATTTATTTAAGCTAATAAATTCTGGTGTTCGGTCATTGTAATCATAAGTCATTGTACCATTCTTTCAATTCTGGGAATGTATTAATAAAATCTTTATTGCGCCTCTGGTCGTATTGTTGATAAAATTGTTTAAAATCTTTCTGCAATACATCCATGGAACTAGCACCAGCATGCGGCGCTTCAGTACTATTTAAGTATTCTACAAGGCGCTTAATATGTTCTATCTCCATTTGATGCAACCAATGGTTATCGCCAAGGTTATCTAAAAATTTTTGCAACCTCGTTGCACAACCTTGTTTAATTTCTGCTGGCATAACTAATGGACTCTGGAAACTTGGAAACCGCAAGATATTAAGAGTAACTGTTAAACTATCACGACCATATGCTTGTTTAAAATCTAACATATGCGCAAGGAAATCAGGAAGTTTGGTTAAACATAGCCCATTAATAGTTGCCATTACATGCAGTTGCTTTACTGCACCGCTGCTATATAGTTTGACCATATTGTCAAACCACTGATAATAATTTAAACCATCACGAATATATTCAGCTTGGGCAGTCATGCTTTCACAACTGGTATAAACTTCAATATCCATACCGCGAACAGCATCTATAAATTCATCTAGCTTCTTAGGTTCTAATCCAAGATTACTATTGATAGCAATCTTAGTATTACTTTTGCCGCGATTGTTCTTAAACCATTCTAACAGTTTCCAAGTATGTCCGCTCATAAGCGGTTCACCGCCCGTAATACGCAACTCACGAAGAGTCTTATGTAGATCACTTTCCCACCATTTAAAGAATGCTTCTACATATGGATTAGTATCGGTATATCCATAAAGCTGACTGCCATCATGAGGATGCGTAAAATGATTACGCCCATCGCTGTGAAGCCCGATATAACTGCCATTCGTCTTAATATCTCGGACCCAGGTCGTGCTAAATGCAGGATTACAATAAGAGCAGGCAAAATTGCAAGTGCGGTCAAAAGCTATCTCCAATGTTCTTAAATTTACATCACTTTCACTTGGGAGGTTAAATGCTTCATTTAACTCTTCCTCGCTGAATATCATACTTTTATAAGGGCGATCACTGATGGCAGTTGTGCTAGTATCTTCTATGCGCCAGCAATATTCACAACCACTTGGTCGTTCACCCTTTTGCATCTGTAGACGCTGTGCTTTCTTTTCTGGTGTATTATGCAGCGCAGCAGGATTATTCATTACCTGTTCTACGCTTACTTTATGTGGCAGCGGGTGATGACAGCTTGTAGTCTGTCCACTACCTAACCAAATGGTTGCATTGTACCACTTAGCGCCACAAAAAGATGCACTTTTGCTATCTAACACACGCTGTTTATATTCTTGAAATGTTTCGTCTGGTTTCTTACTTCGCATTATCTGCCCAATACTTACAGTTGTTATACCAATCGCTCATTTCTGGAAATGTTTCAAGAAAATTTGTCTTACGACGAGCATCATGTTCATTAAAGAAACGATAGAAATCTGCTTGAACAACAGTATCATTCTTTTGATTATCGCGCTTCCAATCTACAACTCGTTGTAATTTGGCAATCTCATAATCTTTGAAGCCATTAAATCTAGTATCCAGAGTTTCAATCTGTGGACGCATCCATTCTACAATTTTTTCTAATTTCCAAGTATAACTTTGTGGCAACTGATCTATGCATTGCCAAGCTGGTTCGCGCAAAATAGGAGTATCAAACCAAACACGCTGATAAGTTTTGCTGTGTTTAGCACGAAGTTCAAGAATCCATTCTAGCAAATCTTGCAAGCTAGTAACATTAAGAGAGTTCATTGTAATAATAAATGTTACGCTATTGCGATAAGGTACATCGGTCAAAAATTTCTCTACATTACTTTTCATTAAAGAAAAATCTAATCCATGACGAGCATATTCGGCGCGTTCTCCAAATCCATCAATAGAAACAAATTGCATGAAATGTTCTAACACCCCGTTGCCACACATATGCTTGACATAAGTTAGATATTTGTCAAACACATATTCATCTTGGCTAAAGTTACTAGTTACATTAAGATGTAAATCTTTCTTTGGATGGGCTAAGACATAATCAAATACGCGATAGGTATTGCGATCCATAAGCGGCTCGCCACCTGTCATGCGGAAATGTTTTAGGTTAGGGTAGAGTTCTGGCCACCATCGCCAAAACGCATCAACATAAGGATTATCTTCCCTATTCGGTATAGGTTTACGATCACCCCGAAAGTAAGCAGGACTATTATGACTATTAGAAGTAGGATAAGCACCGTATTCATTAATTTCTTTCATCCAACTACTGCTGAATTGTGGACTACAATATGAACATTTTAAATTACAAGCACTGTTAAAATTTACTTCTACATAAGCAGGATTTGTATTCCATGTTAAAGGGTCTTGAACCAGAATCTCGCTAAACTTCTCAGCAGCCCAAGGTTCCCCTGATCTGTAATGTCGGTCGGATAGGTTTCCCGTGGCTTCAACTCGCCAGCAATATGAACATTCTTCTGGCTTCTCTCCACTAAGCATTCTTGCTCTCTGGGTCTTTTTATGAGCGGTGTTATGGAGCGCACTGGGGTTATTTTGTAACTCATTGGCATCAATCCTATGCAACGGTGGGTGATAGCAACTATTAGTATGACCAGTTGTTAGATGCAAACTGGTCTGCTGCCACTTTGCCAGGCAAAGTGCAGGTCCAAGTTTTGTTTGCATTTGTTCAGCACTAGACATGAAGTCGCTGTGCAGAACGCCGCTCTCATCAGCAGTAGCCTTATCACCTGAATTGTCTAGCTGTTTCATGTAATGTCCTAATAAAATCTCGCTCTGGAAGCATAATATCAATGTTATAATATGGGCGTTGATGTTTTTTATACCAAGCACTGTGCTCTGGTGAAAGTGTAACGATGTCTAAATCTAATCTTTTACGCAAAACATTTCCGTAATGGTCAATATTTTTAAATTGATCATCTGCGGTATCGTCCCATAATTTTTCTAATTTTGTGAAGTCACGAACTTCACGATAATCCCAACTATCATCAAACATTGTCATATATGCGCCTTGTCTTGCTCCAAGGATTGCCCATTTTCCAAATTCAACATCTGTGCCAACGCTGCACCAAATAACCAAATTTTCTCGGTTGCCTTTCCATGCAGCAGTTTCAAATTCTTCAGCAGATGGACGACGACCGCGATCAAGACATAGTTTTACGCCTTCGCGAAACCCTGCTTGCCATGCTTGTTGTGGACTATAATTTGGAACAGTTGTGCTCCATACATCATGCATTGCCCAATAATCTTTATCATAGCAAAATTCTACAACGGTTTCATCGCCGCCATCTGTAGCTTCGTGTGTTCGCATATTGGCAACAAAGTCTTTAGTCCAACTGCTGATACCGCCATTGCCATAGCAAAGACCGTTTATAGCGTTCTTTGCTCGCCAACGAAATACACAGTGTTCACTGTCTGGCGCAAGGCGTAATCGTTGATTAAAAAATTCAGGATCAGGTTGATTATCTCCATCAATTAATATGAATCTATCAGTTTCGCTAGCTAATCCAGCAGCCTTGTGTGCTGCATCACTGCCTTCTATGCCATGGACGCGCTTTGCCCATGGCGCAATGCTTCGCACAAATGCCCAATTAGCATCCGCATTTGGTTCTTTGTAACTTAAAAATATACAATCTAATTCTGCAATGTCAATAATATTAGTCATAATCCCATCCTATTGCTGCTGGATAATCTGCGTCCACAGCAAATTGATAATCGTTACTAAGTGTATAAAACATAGTTCCGCCTTTTATTAACTTTCTTCTAGTTGGAAGAGTGACAACTTCTCTTATGATAGTGCCATCTTTTTTAACAAGCCAATCCATAGGCGGTATACCTATATTTTCAGCGGGAAAATCTACCCACTGACCTTCCAATTCATCCGCAGATATTATTTCACCGCGCATAGTTTCTGCATTATAATATAAACGATATTTTATTTCAGAAATAGGCGGAACTGAGTTTGCTAAACCTGCGTCTACTTCATCCCAAAAGCTGTTTTTTGAAGCCATACTCATATCTATCTATTAATTCATCGGTTACAAATGTTTTAAGATGATAATGTAGCGGTTTTGTTTGACGATGAAATCCTAACACTACCCCAAAATCATCATGAACTTCTGTATATATTTCTTTAGTCCAATCGGTTATTCGGATTCCTTGCAATTGCGGTTTCATGTGAACAAAGCCAAAATTTATATTGTCAAGTGGCATGTTTATAGCACGAGCAGCTATTGCATATACTTCGTCTGTTCTGGGAGTTTCATACCTGCAGTTTATTAGATATTCATCTCTATACCAATTCCAATCATCCATTATCATACGCATTGTATCATAAAATTTTTTAGATTGCAAATCATAACTAAAATATGTCCATGCGCTATAGATATTTGGCAGTAAACTATCGTCAAAAAGTTTTCGTTGACTGCGATTAGTGACTATATCATGATTATATGTATAAACTGTCTGCGTAAAATTCATTACATATTGAGAATATACATTCCATAACCAACTTACATCACAGGTAAACAACATATCCGCTTCTGTTTTTATAGTTTCTTTATATGGACTACATGAAAATACTTGGGATTCGTTTTGCTGCTTTACTTTACTAGTTTCAGCTAAATCTTTTTTAAGAATAATAACTTTATCAAATATTTTTCTGTGATTATCTGTAACTTGCTCAGCGGTTTCTTTATCTACGATAATACTAAAATTTCTCACATGCGATTGTGTTAATTTACAGCTTAATGCTTGAAGATATGCCATACGAAGATAATCAACGGCAGTGCTATTCTGTGCGATACAAAGATAACCTTTGCTCATAGCTGATCCTTATTCATTAAATGTAAATCAACATTAGATAAACGGTTTGCCCACTGTCTACCTTCATAATAATAAACTAACTTATTATCTTTCCAACTAATATATTCTGACCTGCCGTCGCAATTAATCAATGGATAATTTTTTAATCCATAGTCTCGTAACCCATATCCACCTGCCAAGTGACATGCGATACTAAAAATATAATCATTTCTAATAGGTTTTGTATGAAAGCCATATAATGCCGCATAATATGCATAATGTTTTTGAATACTTTTTGCCATTTCAAATATAGTCATAGCTTCACTAGATTTATTAAAAATCATTACAGTGGCCCAATACATAGGTATAGGACTACTATGTATCTTTTCAATTTTTGTTTTGCCTCGTGGTGCTATATCATATATTTCTTTTGCCATTAAAAAATCACGAGAAGATTTAATATGTGGCAATAATGAATTTGTTGAAATATAAAAATCACTATCAATTACGAGAGTACGATCATATAGCGTTAGGTCATATAACTGCGTTCTTACAAGGTTGTACCAATCTCGTGGAGGATTGTTTATAAAACCTCGTTTATTATTGATTGGTCGTTCAACAATTATTTTATTGTAATCTAAAGTAGCATCATCTGTTATAATTGTAACAGGAATGCCTATGTATTTTTTAACACGATTAGCGGCTTCGATTGCCTGTTGCGTATAGTTGACTTCTGCTGTGTCAAACGCAACAATCAGACAACCTTCAGAGTTGTTTGGCATTGCGAATCTTTGTAAACTCTTCGTATTCTGCGGCAACTTCGTTCATCACTTCAAACCAACGCTGCTGACAAATATATAACAGTTCGTGTGGAATAACTTTGACTGGAACATCATAAGCGTCCATCATATAAATTGCACCATCATATAGATGCCAATTTGGACCAGTCCATGCATGTAAGAAAGCAATAAGTTCTTGGGTCACGATAAACATACCGTCACCATAGTTCACGGTCATTCGTGATTCAATAGCAGTATTGATGTTTTGTTTTGCCAGTTCACGGTCATACGCTACTCTGGCTGCATCACGCAATTCTTCTGTATTCATAAAATGATTTTATCGCAGCAGTTAATAAATGTCAATTATTAATATGTGCCTTGAGTATTAACATTGGCGACACAAGTATATGTTCCCCAAGAGTTTGCTATTTTTCCAGCATTATGTGTTGTATCCCATGGCGGAACAACAACCATATTACAAGTAAGTGTCCCAGTAACTTGGTCATTTACCACATCCGCAGCAGCATCTCTAAGCGTGACATTGGCAATAAGAGATGCACCAAATCCACCGTTAGTTGAAGTTCCGCCGCCAGCAAAATCAACTTGAATAAAGTTGTTTGTATAATCTGCTGAACTTGGACTATCAAGCATTTTGAAAAGAGTTGTAAATGAGTTGTTGGAAAGATTATAATAACCGCTACCAGTTAAGTTTGTAGTTGGAGTAAAACCAGTTCCATTATAACTTGAAGAAGTTGCTCCAAGAGTATATGTTCCAAAACCACTTGTCAAGAAAGTATTCCAATAAGTGCTTTTTGTATTTCCGCTAAGTGATGTTCCAGTAAAATTAAGCTGTATATAACCACCAGCGTTAAAGAAATAACGAAGTTGATCAGCACTTGGAAAGGTAAGATTAAAAGTTCTAGTAGCGTGACCATCCCAAGATGTTGCCAATGATGCTGCAGTAGTTAAGCTTGTGCCCGCCGCTGCGGTAGTTAATTTATTAGTGATAAGTGAACTGATTTCAGTATCTACTGCACTTAAATATGTAATAATACTACCCGCAGATGGAGATGCTGGAATACCAGTAGTATTATTAAACTGATGTTGCTGCATAGTAGACATTGTGCTAATAAGTGTTGTCCATTGAGTAGCAGTTACAATGCTACTGGCGCTGGCGCTGCCGAGTGCAGTTTGACCATATCCGTTTGAACCGCTACCTGTGCTCCAAAGATTATTAATACCAGTAATACGACTATTATAGTCAGCTAACTGTATTAACCCGCCACTTAAATACGACATATTTTATTTCCCACGGTTGTATTTATTTAATTCCAACCGCAACCTGAATAATTTGAGTACTGTTATCTTGGATATTTTCAATTGACTTGCCTAGAATACATCCATGAACATATTTCTTTGGATCAAGTTTTTCTCCAACACCAGCAATGCTACTAGTGACTACGCAATCGCCTTTTGAAATTGGTCCTTGGACGCTGCATGGAACTACTCCCATAACAGCAAAAGTCGAACAAGCGTTTAGCCCAAAATTAGTAAGCGTTAATTCAGCATCTGCTGTAGGATCAATTGCAATACCCGCGACACGAGGATCGTGTGAAGTTGTACTGATTGTTACATCTCTTTCACCGCCAAAGACAACAATACTTTGTGCTGGTATTTCTTCATCATCATGTTGATAAAATGCTACTGATAAACTTGACATATTATTTCCTTTATCTTACGCCTACTACGACTTCTATTATTTGAATACTATCATCATTAATATTTTCTAATGCTTTTCCTAGTACACTGCCCATGTCTGGTTGGGACTTCAACATATCTGGAACAAATGCCTTTGCCATTCCGTTTCCAGCACTAACCATCATGTTGCCTTTGCGAACAGGTCCAATTACTTTACAAGGAACACGACCAACAAGTGCAAGAGATACAATGTATTCGGATTCTAAATCATCATTCATAAGATAAGCTGGTTTACTAGAAACTATACCAGCAACATGTATTGAATTTGGCGTATCGCTAATAGTGACTTCGGCTTCTCCACCAAATTCAACTACTGTTCCTGGCTTATATACAGCATCTGCTGCATATTTTTCTGCTAAGTCAGCATATTGCGCAGTTGCGGCAGTTGCATAAACAGTACCAAATTTATTTCCGCTTGCACCAATATCACCAGTGCCGCTTGTTCCGCTATGAGTAATAGAAGGTACTGTTAAACCAGCAAATGTTGGCGTAGAACTAGTAGTTATACCTTGTATAGTATCTATAGTGACAGCGCCAGTGTACGGACCATTTCCAGTTCCGCTGACAGAGATACTTTGCCCACCAGCAACACTTGTTACACCGCCTGTGCCGCCGCCCAATGAAACACCATTTGCCCAATAATACGCAGCACTAACCGTAGCAGTATTAGCAACATGGTATGCAGCATACACATTTGCAGTTGTTGCGGTTATGTTTGCACTTGAAACGACTGAAACAGTTACAGTACCAAGACCAGTGATACCACTTGCGCCAGTGATGTTAGTAGCAGTGAATGTTGGTGCAGCGCCACTAGCTACACTTTGATTTAAAGTATAGTTACCGCTCACTGTTAGAGTATTTGTACCATTGTTTACACCAGTTCCGCCATAAGTTGGTCCAATGGCAGTACCATTCCATACACCTGTTGCGATAGTACCAAGACCAGTGATACCGCTTGATCCAGTAAAATTAGTAGCAGCAAATGTAGGTGCCGCGCCGCTTGCCACACTTTGGTTTAGTGTATAACTAGCACCACTTATTGTTAGAGTATTTGTTCCATTGTTTACGCCAGTGCCACCATATTGTGGGTATACAGGAGAAGCATTCCATGCACCTGTTGTAACTGTGCCGAGACCAGTGATACCACTTGTGCCAGTAAAGTTTGTGGCCGTAAAGGTAGGAGATGCGCCACTTGCCACACTTTGGTTTAATGTAAAGCTACCAGTTAGTGTTAATGTGTTAGTACCATTGTTTACGCCAGTACCACCATATGTTGGTCCGATAAGTGTTCCTTGCCAAATACCACTGGTGATTGTTCCAAGACCAGTGATGCCGCTTGATCCAGTAAAATTAGTGGCAGCAAAAGTAGGTGATGCGCCACTTGTAATGGCTTGGTTAAGAGTATAGTTTCCGCCTGTTAGTGTTAGGGTATTTGTGCCATTATTAATGCCAGTGCCGCCGTATGTAGGAGAAATAATAGTAGAATTCCAAGTTCCACCTACTAGCGTACCAACAGTTGTAATATTTGGTTGGCTTGCGCTGGCTGCAATTAGCGTACCTTGCAATAGTGCACCGCTGTTTCCGATTAATCCAGCGTTAACGCTAGGCGCAGCTAAAGTTGTACTTGAAGTTGATAGTCCAATGTATGTTGTAGTTCCTACTACGGTTAGAGCGCCCTTTACATATAAACTTCCAGCTATACCAACACCACCAGCTACTACCACTGAACCAGTTGTTTCGTTTGTTGTCGCAGTGGTTGCTGCTGCAATAATATTTCCGCCACTATAAATGTTACCAGTTGTAACAACAGTAGCGCCATAGTGATTTGCGCCGCTATTACCAATCGTACCTGCATAAACTGCTACACCAGTATGTGCATTTGCTTGTACTCCATTGGTAACAGTGAGCGATCCGAGAGTGCCAGTGCTTGTAATATTAGGTTGAGCAGCAGTTGTCAGTGTGCCTATTAAATTAGTAGTGCTTGCATTACCAATTTGTCCAGCATTAACAGTGTTAACTGTTGCGGATATACCAGTAAATATTGCACCAGTATTACCAATAGTGCCGCCGTTAATAACTGGAGCAGCAACTGTTCCAGTTGAAGTTACACTAGTAAGTGTACCAGTGCTAGTAATATTTGGCTGAGCAGCAGTGGTAACTGTTGCTGCATTGTATAATACGCTGCCTACAATTGGACTTGAAACTGTTAAACTGCTTA